GGTAGGGAATTCGGAGATCTGGTCATGGGAAGGCGGAATGGCAATGCCAAGCGCGTGGGAATCAGCGCCAACGGATTCAAAGGTATTTTGATCCACGCTATTCATTTCGAAGCCGGCATCACGAACTAGGCGATATAAAAGATCAACGGCGCCGCCGGCGATCCCGCCCTGTGGAACGATTTCGGAAACCGGACTGGCATCCGGGAATTCCATCGGATCCTTCGTTCCGTAAACCCGGACGCATACCTTATGCTTTTCTGGATCGAAGGGCGTCTGTGTGAATCCGCCGCCGTTTGTGGATTCCCAGTTATCAGCCATTGTGAACCCAAGAATGTCCACGCCGCCCACGGTAGCTTCGTATTCTGTGAAATCAAGGAAGGGGCGAAGCCACCAGGATTGTCCAGATGAATCTTCGACTATAACGCGGCCGATGAAAGAACGCTCGACAGTCTCGCCGGCCACCACCGTGCGCGTAAGATTCTCGTGCTCAATATATTTCTGCGCGCGGTTCACTTCTTCAACTTCCGTATACCGGACGCCCGAAGCGTGGTTCAGCCTAACCCAATCGCCAACGTTCAGCGTAAGATCTTCCAGGAAATAAGTTCTGGTGGCGGTATTCGCGGCCGCATCATCTATGGTCAAGGTCACGCGGCCGGGTTCTCCGTCCTTAAGGTGCGTCACCCATACGCGATTGTTCCCGGTATCCGCGGCCACGTTCTGCGCCACGCTCGAATCGATGTTCACGGCCCGGAATCCATCAACCATTCCCAACACCCGGCGCACATACCATTCATATTGATTGAACCCCAATCCGTTTGGGTTATGTGGTTCAACGTTCGGGAAATTGAAAAGATCGAATCGCAACGCAAGATTAGAATAAGCGCGATCGAAGAAGCGCAGAAAATCCGTGCAGGAAAATGTCAGGAAATCATCGCTCCATCGAAGCCCATCGATATAACCAAGGAACACTTGACGAACCATAGCCTTCTTCATCGCGCGTTCGGCATCATGGTCAACGAAGATATACGCCTTCGTAAGCGCGAAGTTTACGGTGCAATCATATAGCAATTCATTCAATGCGCCGTCAGCGTTCAGTACGACGATGGCGGACTGATTCAGCGGATAGAACCCATATAGGGAATCGGCGGATCCGTTCTGGGCCATCGGAACATCCCGCAGGCCCCCGTGCCATTCCACGTATTCAGAATCTGGATCGAGCGGATCGCGCGGCGCGCTCATTGAATAATCGGTGATCGGGATTTCGAATTCAATGGTAAGTCCCACGTAGGTGTCATCGATAAACGGTATGGGATCATCGGGATTTCCCAGATAAGAAATCCGAAGCTGTCCGGTTTCATAGTTGTGATAGAAATCACCGATCCCGCCCAAAGATACGTTTCCCACTTCTTCGGCCGAATCCTTGCGATTGAATCCATCATCATTCCGAAAAGTGCGCCAGATGCGGGTGACATATCCCTTCTTGAACGTGGTTTCGAAAACGAAGGCGCTGATTTCATTCCAGCCCGTCACCCGCACGCGCGCGCGAATCACCACCATCGGGTGTTTCTCGATCGCCGGATTTTCTAGGGCTTCCTGAAAAGTCATTTCGCCTCAAGGGTATTGACCGAAAGTTCGAAGGGAAACTTGCCGGCGTCCACGGATTCAATACGAAGGCCAGTTCTATATTGTGGATCCGGATAGGATTGGCGCCAGCCCGCATTGGATCCCTCAACGCCGCTGTATCCAGTGAACCGAACAACGGCGTGATAATACATTCCAGCCTTGAGTGGGATCCTTGGGAAAGCGAAACCCAGCTGGCTATATCCGGAATTCCCCGCGCCCCCCAGCGTAAGCAGATCCGCCTTACGGTATTCCGTGATGGACGTGGCGAGAAGCCGTCCGGGGGATCCCCCCTTGTCCGTCCAGACTTCCATTTTCACCAGGTCGAACGCCGGGTTTCCATAGAAGATGATGCCGGCCGCCAGGCCCGCCAGGATCTTGGAATCTTCGCCTACCTGGATGCGAAACTTCTGCGCTATGGTCGGAACGGCCGCCGCATTGTCAGCGGTGAAGATCGGCTTATAAATCATGCGCCAGCCCATCTTATAACTCCTCCCGCAGAACCCAGCCGCAGGCCCAGATCCCGGCCGAAGTAAGGCGTGGCGCCGCGTTCCGGTCGAACTTCACCACCTTCATCCACTGAATCTTGTCAGTGCTGAAGGCGCCGGAACAGTCCATGGCCACCACGAAGCTGGAATGCAGGCCATATTGCTCCCACATGCGTTGCAGTACTTCGGCGGATTCATTGTCCAGCTTATTCCAGTTCAGCGTGAACCGCTGGCGCGATGGGCGGCGGGCCGCGAAGGTCTGACCGGATTCCGAGAACGTCACGTCCGTCAGATCTTCATTCGGCGCATCCAAAGGAAATTCAGGACAGCCCTGCGTGGTCAGCATGTGGGTGCCAAGAAACACCACGCCGAATTCCACGAAGCCATCCGCGTTCTGGGGATCCTGGATCTGCATGCGCCAATACCGATAGCCTTCAGCAACGTCTTCGGCTATTCCCTCTTTCCGGAAATAGCCCAGCAAGAAATCCCTGAAGGTGATGATCCATTCTTCGGCCGGGTTCGCCCAGTTGTCCGTCCAGGCGGCCTGTAGCTTCACCACCGCAGAAGGTGAGATCTGCAAGGGACGGTTTCGATCACCGCAGGCAAGAAATCCCGTAGGATTCACGGGGAACCCGAAATCCCACTTCAGCCATTCGGAAGTGTGGATCACCAGCAGATCGGCTTCATAGGAAAGGGATCCCGTGAGATCCGCAGACACGTCGAACCCCAGGACGCCGGCAAGATCCGCAGAAGCGGGATCCGTCAGCTGAAGCTGGAATACGGATGCGGTTCCACCCAGGACGGCCGTGATCTTAATGCGGTTCGTTGAGGCATCGCGCTCTACGGTATAAGTGGATTCCCCCGCCGCATCCAGGGCCGTTTTGATGGCCGCAAGAAAGAGAGTGTCAGACGTGTAAGTTCCTGCAACGACAATGGCCGTCAAGTCCACGCCCGGCGTTTCCCGGAACACCAGGGAGTTCTCGCCATCGGCTATTTCGAAACAGCCATTCGAGCGCCAGGACTTGCGCCGGCGGTTTATATCATAAGAATTCGTGGCGGGAAAAAGCGCTTTCTCCGAAGACTTATAACCATTGGCCACCGTGGAAGGATCCGTCAGCCGCGTGTCGAAAACTAGGATGCTCATGCGGTTCTGAATCCTCCACGGTTAAGCGTCAGAATCGTGCGCGCAAGTTCCTGCTGACCTACCTGAAGGATGATGGTCTGGGTTCCGCCACCGGCGTTTCCATCCAAGAACTGTTCAAGGCGCTGCGTAAGGTCACGGGAGAAAACTTGTTCCCCTGCATCAAGGCGGGCCGGGAAATTATCGCCGCGATACTGTGGCATGTCAGGAACACGTCCACCTTCTGCGAAACCGAACAAGTCCCCGATTCCGCCAAGGATAGGAATTCCCTCGAAAATCCCGCCAGAATCCTGGCCGGTGATCCCCCCCCAGATGTCACCGCCCACGCCCGTGATGGCGTCAATCAAGGCGTCCACGAAATCACCGGCCGCCCCGATCAGCCCTTCCACGAAGCCGGTGATGATGTCCGGGATCCCCTTGATGATTCCCTCGATCAAGGCGAAGGCGATCTTCGGCATCTGAAGCTGTAGGGCGATCACCACGTCAGGGATGGCGCGCACTAGTGCCTGGATGATTTCCGGGGCCCGTTCGGTCAGCCGCTCGATAACTTGAGGCACCGCCTTGGCCAGTTCTTCGATCAGCACGGGAATGGAAAGGATAATGGCTTCGATGATGTCCGGAACCGCCTTGGCGAATTCCTGGATCATCTGCTTCACCTTTTCGGGCCCTTGAGAAAGCACGCCCACGATTTCGCCAGCCACGGCGCCAAGCCCTGGGATCAGCGCATCAGCGGCCGCGGAAGCCAAGCCCTTGAATAAATCCTGTGCGCCCGCTGCGCCTTTCAGTACGGATCCAAGCGCGCCGGCGCCCGTGGCAATGCCGGCCTGCTGATCGGGCGAAAACTTCAGCTTGTCACCAGGTTTCGCGGCCGGGAACAGGGACGCCAGTGGGTTCTTCGAAAGAGTTTCCACAACCTTCTTCTGCTCATTGAAGGCTTCTTCGATCTGGCGCTTCAGCTTATCGCCGCCAGCTTCCAGCGCCGCCTTCATCTGATCGGCCAAGATCTGCGCTTCGGAACGCGGAACACTCAAGGTGATCTTGCCGTTCTTCAGATTTCCAATTCCCAGCTTCTGGATCTTGTCGCTTGCGTCCTGGGCGGCCTTGATCAACGGATCATAGAAACTTTTCTGGCGCTGGGAAGCGTTCCTATAGAGATCCTGGATCTCACGAATTGATTCCTGTGCAGCTTCACGGGCGCCGGCGCTATTGCCTTCTCGTTCGGCCTGAAGCGCTGCGAAGAATCCCGCCGCAAGCTTTCCCGTCGATTGGAATAGATTGGAAATAGAAGTCAGAAGGAAGTCCGCGCCCTTCACGGCCTGGATGGTCACGGGCGCCAGGGCCGCGATTCCCTTCACCGCTTCGGAGATGAAACTAGATAGCTGTTTTTCGTTGTCGCCCACAACGCCGGACAATTCGCCAAACGTGTCACCGATCACCTTGATCGATTGGATGACCACCGGATTCGTGGTGATCAGTTCCCCGATGGTGCCCATCAGGTCATTGAATTTATTTCGCGTCATGGTCAGGGCGCCCTGGAAGGTGGCCCCCATAGCTTCGGCGAACCCCTTGAACCTTTCCCCGATCGCGCGAATCCCTTCCCCCATAGCCAGCTGTTCGATGCTGACCTTCTTAAGCGTGGGAATGTATTTCGCCAGATCCTTGTCCACGAATCCCATCAGGGTTCTGGAAACGGACTGAACCGCGGACTGAAGATCCTTGCCAGTGGCGGCCGCAAAATCCGCAGCTGCGCGCGTGGCTTCCCGCGCCTGCTTATTAGTCAGGCCGAAGTTCTTGGCCACCGCCAGGGATTCGGTGACAACGCCGCGGGAAAAGGTGGTGACATCCTGAAGGGATCCGGCGAACGCCTTCATCTCCGTCACGGCCGATTCACTGAAGTCCCCGACCAGGCGCATGGAATTGGAAAGACGGGTGATTTCCTCTTCCCCGTTGATGGCTTCCTGAATGGCGTCCGCCATGAAACCCTTGATCGCGCCGAATGCGCGGCCGGCGGTTTTCTCGATTAGCTCGAAGCCATCGTTGAGTGCGGACACGGCCGTTTTGAAATTGATCCCGTCCAGTTCCTTCTGCGTCTGCTTCGTGAAATCCTTCACGGATTTCGTCGCTTCCTTCAGAACTGCAAGAATTTCAACTTCAATGACTTGTTTGGCCATGTCCGTGGCACCTTCCCTTACCTTCGGCGCTGATTCTTCTTCATCGCCTTCTGCTTCTCTCTTTCCTTCTCCCGACACTTATTAAAAGTTTCGGAAATTAAAACGAAGCAGTTCATCGTGAAATCGTCGATCTGACTGAAGTCCGCCACATACCCGATTTCCTTCAGGTGCTGCAAGCGAAGGTATTCACTCACGAAGAACCACGCCCGGTTTGGCCTTAACTTACTCCCCTGATAGGCCAGCCGGGCCTGGACTTCTATCAGGTTTCGGAGTTTTTTCCCGGTTCGAATCCCTTCAGGAACATCATGCAGATTTCCATCACGGCGGATTCTAGGGATGCGATCGACATGAAAGCATCGACAGTTTTCACTTCGAAGCCGTCATCCAATCGCTTCAGTTCTACGGAATCAACCTGGCCTTCCACGTAGCTGGACATTTTCGTGACCAGTTCGTATTGGCTGGAAAGATCGAAGGAAACTTCTTCCTTCTCTTCCGCATCTTTTCCGGCGCCTTGCACCTTCTCATAGATGGCCAGAACGCCAGATTCTCGAATGAACTTATAGCGTTCTGGCGCCTTGGGAACGTTGAGCACAATCTTGCCGGCGTAAGTGGGATTCTCACCCCGGCACACCTTGGGAACGAATTCGAATTTCATCGTGATACTCCTCCTAAACTCCGAAATTAAACCAGACCGAAGAACGCTTCCCCGCGGCCCTGGCTGTCCACGAAAGCGGAAAGGCTTCCCTCTACGGAAACGATGCCGTCCGTGTCTCCGTGGCTGAAGGCGGAAACAGTGCAGGTCGGGATATAGAAACCACCGCAGCGGCCTGGTTCCCAGTTTCCACCCAACTTCTTGCCGAAGTTATAGAGGAACTTGGTATCCAAGTTGTTCCGCATACGATTCCACTTGTCCGCATCGTGGCGTTCCATTTCGCCCACGAAATCCACCGTCACCGTGCGGGCGTTGTAGATGGATCCCTGAACGCCGGATTCGGCGCAGATACACTCAATGTTGGATTTCTCGTTGGCCAGGGTGATGGTCAAGGAAGAGGCGCAGAAGCAGGTGATGTCATCTTCATCACCGATGAATGCTTCGTTGTCCTTGGCCACGTTGGCATCTTCGTCATCGTAGAGGGGCGTCTGGTATTTCGACCAGTCCTGAACGTTGTCGGAAGTGTAGGTCAGGCCGCCGGTATCGTTGGCCGCGGTATTGAAGCCGATCTTGTCGCCCACGGAATTGGCGGCGTTCGCCCCCGATTGCCATAGAAGCGAAAGCGTTGCGCCAGTGCAGCTGATGGTGAACTTTCCGGCGTTGGCGCCCTTATCGTTATAAACCACCGTGGCCACGTAGTTCGTCTGAACCGCGCGCATCGCGGCTTGCAGGGCGGCCGCAAGTTCGTGCGGATCCCGGTAGATTTTCGCGGGGATGATCGCGGCCACGGTTCCATCGGCATCCGTGAAATCCAGATACCTGTCGGACGCGGTGATCTCGATCGGATCGAAATAGTAGCTGGATCCCTCGATGGAATAAGAAGCGTTCACATACTGACCAGCCTGCACGTCGATCGCCACCTGAAGCGTTTTGCTTCCAGCCATGGCTTCGATCGCACCGCCATCACCGCGGAACAACCACATTGAAAAGGACGGGTGCCCGTTGTTCACGGGTTCGAAGTTCACCTGCTTACCGATCCCAACTCCGGCCGAAGGGGGCGCCTTGAAGTTGAATCCAGGAGTGATGTTCACGCCATCGATCGCGTCAATCGGGCGGATCTGGAAGCCGTTGGCGGCGTCCTTCAGAAGCATGAACATCCCGCGCCGGCCTTCGGTCATGGCGGCCGTGGTCACAAGGTTGTCCACCGCACCGCCACCCGCAGTCACGCGCTCGATCGCATTCGAAGCGTTGTCGGCCGTATAGGTCACGGCGGCGGTATCGTCAGCCGCTACGGAGAAGCCAATAGTGGCGCCGATGCTGTTGGCGGCGTTGGCGCCAGATTGCCAGTGGAGTTCTAATTTCACGCCAGTGCAGGAAATGGTGAATTTCCCGGTCACGGTGGAATAGGTCACGGTGGCGGTTTCATTGGATTGAACCGCGCGCATGGCGGTCTGGATCGCCGCGGCCAGGGCCTGGGGCGTCTTATAGATTCCGCTGGCGATGGTGGCCACCACAGCACCATCATCGTCTTCGAAGTCCAGCTTATTATTGGCGGCGCTGATCTCCACGTCCGTATAGAACTTGTTCATGCGGCCGAAGGCGGATTCGAGCAGAAGCGCATAGTTGGGCGGGATTCCTTCTTCACCGCTGTTACGCACGTAGTGGGAAAGGGAAGCGGTCGGAACTTCCAAGCCAAGCGAAGACTTCGACCGGCCAATGGAAGCACGGATCTCCGCGGATTCCAGCTGTTCGAAGCTGGGCGCCATTTCGATGTCATCCTGGATGGCTACATAATCGGTGCTGGCGTCCGGCTTAACCAGCGTTCCTTCTTCGGTTTCGCGCTTAAGGGCCAGAACTGTGGATCGAGTTGCTTCAGACATTTTGTAGTCCCCTTCCTATAGGTTCTCTTTAAATGATGCGTTAAAAGTCAGCGTAAGGAAAATATATTGCTGCGATTCCCCGAACACCTGTTGAATCCCAGGGCTTCCACTGAACACGGTTCTGGAAGCCAGTCCGCCCAGGTTCACGTCCTTGGAAATCGCCTTGATCAAAACCATGGCTTCCGCCATGAGTTCCTTTTCGAATTCCTGACGGTCTTCGGCGTCATTTTCCAGGGAATAGAATTTCCGACTAAGCGGAATCAGGAAGTCCTGATTGAAGCGCAGGCACCCGGTCACAGAATTTTCTTCCTGGATGGCACCGAAGCCAACGCCGAATCCATCGACCAGATAGATCTCGTTATTGATCCGCACGTCATAGGGATTGAAAAGCTGTTTCTTCTTGGGGAAAAGCGATCGGCACTTTTCCACCAGGTAGTCAGCAATCTGGTTCTGCTTATTCATCGGCGCACGAACCCCACAGATGCGATCTTTTCCGCCGGCCGCAAGATGGCGTTGGCGTTCTTGTCGATGTTGAAAATCTTCTTATTCCGGGCCTTCTGATAGGCGGCTTCAGCGGTATCAAGGTTGTCCACGTAGTCACGGCCGAAAGCGGTGAAAATGATGGTGGCCACCTTATGAACGGCCGCGTCCTGGAATAATTGCCAGTCGAGAAGCTGGTTTTCGCTCCAGATGTCCAGATCCCGTTTCATGTCCCGGATCAATTCTTCGGCCGCGATAACGTGCTGGATGTTCCAGTTCGTTTTCCCCTGCTGAAAAGCGTCCATGGATTCCGGGTTCACCAGATCGGGATAGCGGCCCGCCAGGGCGGCGTCATCCGAAAAGCGGTGGCCCACATAATTGATCTCCGTGGTGGCATCGAGATCAGCGGAAAAGGTGATGCGGATCCACTTCTTATCGTAGATCTTCAAGGCGGCCAGTTCCGGGATGTCTTCAGTGGATCCCTCACGGGCCCAATTCGAATGGCGGTTCGGAACCCAGCCAATCACGCCGGACGTGGCGAAGGTCTTACCGGCCTTCTGCGTCCCGTCCCAGATCTCGGCCACGGCATCCCAGCCGTTCCCATTCCAGGTTTCGATCTGGCTGATCGCGGCGGCCACAGAGTTCCCGCGCTTAATGTCGATGAAGCGATGGTTGAAAGAGAAATCGGATCCCAGATACAGCTTGTCATCCGCGGCCACGAAGGCGAAAGGAACCGCTTCCGCATTAATGTCGGAAAGCGCCAAGGATAGATCCTTAAGCGCGGCGTTGTCCTTCCAAACTACCTTCGAAGAATGAAGCATCGGGCCCCCTTAGAACTGGATGGTGTCCACGTTGCGGGCGGGCGCGGGAAAGTTCGAATCGGCCACTAGGGCGTTCACGTTCTGGCTGGGGGAAATTAGGGTAAGCATTGAAGTCCTCCGTGCGATGTATCTTTGAACTTATAATTTTTAAATCATGGGGGATTCGCTTCCGTGCTATCCCCCCGAACCTTGCATCAGGCTGGACTGAACTACGGGTAAGAGTGATTGAAACCCTGCACCACCACGCGCACCTTACCGGTGACGCCAAGGGTGCCGGTGGCATCGAGCTTCAGCTTCTTGCCGGTCACGCTATAATACTTGGCGGCCGGATTGCTGGATCCGTCCTTCAGGTAGCTACCCTTCACGCTGGACGGATAGCCCAACATCTGGGGCGTGGCCAGATAGGTATTAGTCGCGGCGTTCGGCAAGAATCCATCAGCTGCATCATTATCGCCAAGCTGGATCGCGGTCACGCCGTCCACCGCTTCGTCCACGATAACGTAAACGTTTTCGATGACCATACCGGGTTGGATGTCCATCAAGTCAGCGTCCACGCCCAGGGCCTTGGCGTTGCCATAGCTGGTGCCGGAAGCCGAACCCGAAGGCGTGGCCAGATAGATCACTTGGGTGAATGGGGCGTTGCGCACTGGCTTCGCATCGGCCGCGAACGGAAGTGCGAAGGCGAGGGCTAAGGTCAGAAAGCTGAAAATTTTCATTGTGAAATTCCTTATGTTGAGTTGAACCGAGTTTTGTCGATCGAGCGGGGAATCCGGCGAACCGGCCCCCGCCCCATCTTGCGGATTAGGATACGGTAGCTACCCGCATTCCGTCGAATTGCTTCTGACCGTAGAGGGCCGTCACGTTCACACGGGTGGAACGCTGGCCATCCACGCCCTTATTGAACACTTCCACCTGGGGCACTTGCTGCACCGCGATCTGGTAGAAGGAGTTATGGAAGAAGCGCGAAACGTTGCCGGCTTCGGTAGTCCACTTGAAGGTGAAACCAAGAAGAGGCATGTTCACTTCGCCGGTGGACAACCCATTGGCGCCGGCCACGAAGTCCGAAGACTGGAAGCCGGTGATCAAGAAGATGTCGTTGAACTGCGCAGCGCCAACGATCATAGTGCGGTTCGAAGAAGGCACGTCAGCCGCATCCAGCAGTTCTTTCGCCGCAAGGATGTCAGCCAATGCCAACGTGGTTCCGGTGCCGTAGTTGATCGAGTGATCAGGGCCAACAGCATTGGGCACGATGTCATTGAAGATGTTGGATTGCATCTTCTTGGCGATGGCATAGATCGCAAGATCACGCAGCTTGTTCATGGTGTCCATGGACTGGATCATGGCGCGCTTCGTGATGATGAAATCCTTCACCAGCATCTTATTGATCACAAGCTGGATGGACTGCAAGGTCACGCTGTCAGCATCGTTCTTGGCACCTTCAGCCAATTCCGTTGCTTCGTCGAATTCAGGCACTTGGGTCACGTTCACGGTATCACCCAGGTTCTGGATCTCGCCTTCATAGTCGCGGGCCACGGAATCGTTCATCGGCAACGTGGCCAATAGAACATCGTAGTATTTGCTCGACCACAATTCGGGGATCGCCGCCTGCATTTCGTCAATTGTCATTTGCTCGTCCATCACTTAGCTCCTTCTAGGTTGAACCGTGGCCGTTATTTCCGTTTGGCCGCGATCTGTTTCACATACTTGGGATACAGCTGTTTATATCTAGCTGGATCCTTCTTTTCTAAATCGTTCATATACGCATGGGTAAGTTCCGCCGGTTCGTTTCCGCCACCCTTACCGCCCGTGTTGATGTTGTCCACCTTCCCGGTCTGGAACCAATGCGTCCGGGTTTTCTTCAGGCTTTCGGCCGCTTCCTTAGCGCCTTCCACCTTGATGGTTCCGTCATCATCAAACACCACGTTCACGCTCGAACTGAAATCCAGAAGATCGAGATCCCGCATCGCGTCTTCCCGGATTCCAAGGTTCTTGGCTTCCGTTCTGACCTGCATACTCCTGAAGGTTTTGGCGATCCCCGTTTTCAAGGTGTCGTTCTTCTTCTTCAGGTCTTCGATCTCGACCGCTTGCGTTTCGGAAAGAGTTTTGAAGTCTTCCTTCTCACGCATGCCGGATTTCTTCAGCTGGTTGATCTGATCCTGAAGGGCTGTAAGTTGATCTGCGTTTTTCTTGGCTTCGGTTTTGAAGCGGTGCAGATCGGCAAGGGCCCTGTCATGATCTTCTTTGGAAACCGTTTTCGGGGGATCGCCGGCACCGCCGCCACCACCGTTGTTTCCAGAATCACCAGACTGACCACCGCCGGCACCGCCGTCAGTGTTTGGGGCACCGCCCCCAGATCCGCCCGTTCCGTTTCCGTCTTCGGGGGATTGCAATAGATACTTTCGAATTTTCATAGTCACACCTTTCTGCATGGTTGTAAAGCACCGCCCCACAACCGGTTATTCTTACACGGAAAACATCCTGTTCCGTTATCTTCGCCTGGTTAACAGCTTCGTGGCAATCACCTGGCCCAGAAGTTTTTCGGCCGCGCGCTGGATCCGTTGGGCGAACTTCTCGCCTTGCTGGGGGATGATCGGCCTTTTCCCCTGGCCCAGCCATCCGATCCGATGGCCTTCTTCGATCTGTTCCAGCTGGAAATCATCGAACCCGATCGACAGCTTCGCATCGTTCTGGGCCCCTTGAACGAAAGCCTTCAGCCCCTCCAGGAATTTTCCGGATAAGAAAAGGTTGACAGGACGCGGTTTTTTATTCGGGAATTTCTTCTGCACTGTGTACGGGTATCCCCTGATCTCTTTCTTCGCCTTCACCTGGCCGCGGATCCCGCGCTGTTCCCGGCGGGACTTGGAATTGAGAAGCCGCGCCTTCAGGGCCGTCTGCTTACCGCGCCGGGAAAGATCCTTGGCGTATGACTTCGCGGTTTTCGATCCCGTCACCTTGCCCACGAACCGGGCCGCCCGGGCCGCCAAGCGGGTGCGCTTCGTGATCTTCTTGGCATTGGCCGCCTTGGCCTTCGTGTTCGCTCGATTCAGCCTGGCCGCCTTGATGGCGTTCTGGGCTTCACGCTGTTTCGTCTTCACCTTATATTCCGGGAAGCGGCCGCGGCCTTCGATCGGGCTGATGCCTTTGGAGATCATAGCCCGCATTTCATCCACGATTCCTTCACCCACGATGCGCAGGGTTTCCTTATCCTTCACGCCGTCAGCTATGTGCTCGATCTCTTTTAGGAGTTCCCGGGCAAGTTCCTTGTCTACGTTCTTGGACTTGATCCTGGCCATCAACACAGCGTCCCGTATTTCAGGCCCACGTCCACGATAAGGAAGGGATCGATTTCATCGCAGCGTTCCGGCGTAAGCCCTGGATCCTCGAAAGCGTCATGTCCATCATTCGACACGCAGTTGTTCCGAATGAAATGGGCCATCGATTCCGAACAGAAGGAAAGCATCTTCCCATTCTTGATGAACTTGAGAAGAAAGCGGGGAATGAAATAGCGCGAACAGATCCGAAGCCAGCGCGGGGCGAAAAGCAGATACTGCATATTGGCGTAAGGCGTTCCCAGGAATTCACGAAGCCAGCGTATCGCCTGCAATGGATCCCGCACATTCAGCAGGATCTTTTCCCTTACTTCAGAATCGGCCAGGGCGGACACGGGATCCTTCGGGCCCTTGAATCCGTCACCCATGGATTCCCACACGCCCGACCACTTGCCGGCGTCTTCCACCAGAAGCGCGGCGTGGGACTTATTCACCTTCACCCCATGGCGCAGGGATAGGTATTCCTGAATGCAGGTGGACAGAGTATCAGGGTTTCTTTCCCCTACCGTGATCAGATAGAACCGCATGCGCATTTCCTCCTTGATTGATCTCGATGCCATCGACCATGACGGCATTCTTCTGGAAGTGATAGATGCTGGCTTCCCTATAATACAGTTCACCCACGCCTTCATAATGGAACACGTAGACCTTCGCGTTATAGATCACCACGTCCGGGATCTCGCCAATGGGGACAGCCACCCGGGCCTTCAGTCCATTCAGGTTCTTTCGTCCTGGCGCAGCGGTCGATCCGAACAGAAGCGCATCTCTCATTTTAACCACCCCATGAATCCGGCGAAGTGAATCATGACAACCACCATCAGGAAGATCCAGCCGGCCGCGTTCTCGATGTCATTCATCCGCAAAATCCTCCAATACTTCCCGCATGCCGGCGATGATGCTGGGCTTAAAAGTCTCGCCATCCACGGGGATGAATCGGCGGGCCTTCGAATCATCAGCGTCCCGGCCATAAGATCCGATGTTATTCCCTTCGGCCTTGCCCGCCTGGCCCCCTTCCACGCCATAGAAGATCCGGTTCCTGGATACCGGCTTGGCGTCCAGGGCGTCCAGGAGATCCCCCGACAATTCCAAGTTGGCAACCGTCACGCTCGATTCGTCGGACTTGCGTTCCTTGTATTCCTTGGAAAGCGATCTCTTCCACGGGCCCCCTGAAACCGGGGATCTTCCGGATCCAATTTCCATCAGGCTGGTTTCCAGAAGCCAATTCCCGACAGCCTCAAGGGCTTCATCCCGGCGGGACAAAGGCACCTTGACGCCTGTCAGTTTGAACGGATCGAAGGTGAATCCGTACTTGCTGGCCATTTATTTCACCCAGGTTTCCTTGTGCTCATGGATGGCCTTGAACACTTCGATCACGGATCCCTTCGGTGCGGCCTTGCGCTTTTCACGCACTTCCTTCAGGTTCGCACAATAGATATAACGCGCGCGCTTCAGCTTCACATAAAGCACCACGATGTAGCGGTGTACGTCCAGGATGGGTTCTTTGGCCACTTTCAATCTTTTCATGACGTTTCTCCTTTGGTTGATTTAGTGCCCCGTTGGGAAAGTTATCTATGCACGGGTGCCACGCACGTTTCGGAGTGTGAA